CAGTTAGCCACTAACCACTAGTAGCACGGATTTTGTAGGGGTCGCACGTGGGCGACCCGTTCGGGATTTGGATGGCTCTTCGAGCAAACTGATTGGGACATCATACATATTTCGGAGCGGGCGCCCCACGTGGGCGCCCCTACAGAAAATAGGCTGTCGCACATGCGACAGCTTATTTTTTATGTTATAAAATTATAAATAGCTAAGAACAGCGTAAAACCGCTATTTTTAGCCATTTATAATTTCATCCACTTGTGTCTATTTCTTATATAAGCACCTTATAAGCACTCATTCATCTAAGATGGTGCTGGCTTCCTCATCCATACTGGGAAGATAATTAAAGTACAGGTTGAGTGTCGTAACCACAGATGTGTGACCTAATCTCCTACTCACCACCTTTGGATTTACGCCATGCACTAAGAGCTGGGTGGCATGATAGTGTCTTATATCATGAAATGTGAATCCTTTCGGCATATGAGCGGCCTTGAAGACAACAGTATTTATCTCCTGTAGCCATGAAACCGATATAGGGCGAACTGTCCCATTGTCCCTTGAAAAGACATATGGACTTTTCTTTGACAGGGTGTCTAAAGCCTCAAAGGCCTTTGGGGTTACGTAAATTGTCCTATAGGATGTAGGCGTCTTTAGCGGACTGTCTACACCCTCTGTATTTAATTGATTGTTGATGGTGATGGTCTTGGTGTCTTTATCCACACACTTCCATTTAAGACCTAATAACTCTCCTCTCCTCATTCCTGTAACAGATGCAAGGTAAAGAAGCACATAATACCAATGAGCGTATTTCTCCGCTTCCTCTAATAACTTATGGAACTGTTCAGGTGTTGGAAGCACCATAGTGGATGCTTTTGGTAAGACACGCCGTAGTTGAATATTTGCAGTATCCCATACATTTTCCTTTATATACCCTGCACGTTTCGCTTCGTTGAATAGGGAAGATAACACGGTCTTTTTCGTACGTAGGGATGATGATTTATAATGATGGGGACTATTTATCAATGATTTATAATAATCTTCAATCATGGCCTTTGTCACATTCTCTATCATCATGTCACCAAATACTTCTTTAAAGGCGTTAATGTGCGTCCGATACGATTTCAAGGTGGCTAAAGACACAGCTTGTTCCTTGGTGTCTAAAAACTCATCACAAACGTCCTTGACGCTCTTAGACACACCCTTTGATACCTCACCTATGTTATATTTGTGTCTTAGCTCCGTGATGGCGTCGATGACTTCTCGCTTGGTGTCTCTTGTTACTGATTTCCTCTTTTGCTTGCCATCAATACCAACTCCAATCGTGATGGTGGCTTTGTACTTCCCATTGGGTGTCTTGGTTATCGAACCTTCACCCTTATTACGTCTTTGTCGTGTTCTTGGCATTGTGTGTCTTCTCCTTTCGGGTACGCTTAGAATCGCTTAGATACGCTTCGGACTTTAAAAATTCTAAAAAAATCTGTGAGGCCTTACGTGACGTGCTTCGAGTTCCGCTTTCCCCCATATGGCCTTCGTTTCGGCCGCTCCACATCTTTACAGTACCTCTAGTACATTTTCAGTCTTTTCCACTCTGATTATACACCATGGCAAACTAGCCAGCCTTATTGTATCGGCCATTACACTCGATAATACCCTACATCGCTTACTATCAAGCTCTATAAATATCCTACGTGCTTATTTAGTGCTTGTCAACTCTCGTTTACATATATTATTTATATGGTACACACGGGTACGTGTAAGTATGTAGGGTATTTTAGCGAACATCTGTTTTATTTTATATATGAATGGTTGTTCATATGTTCATGGGAGTGGAACGGTTATCTGTTGTGTTTTGAAATTTTGTTCAATCGTGGTTTTACATGTGTTCTGCCATCTGTTGGTATCTCAAAGTTATCGCTTAGTACCTCTTAGTACCACTTAGTATTTCTTAGACTCGCTTAGTACCTCTTAGTACCACTTAGTATTTCTTAGACTCGCTTAGTACCTCTTAGACGCTATTAGTCCTTTGTAGTGGCCAATACAATCACACTGTATAGTATCTAATAGTAATGATGAGAAGACACAAAGACACACAGAGATATTTATGATATGATAGGGATACATAAAAATTATAAAGAGGTGTTGAAAATGATAGGTTTATTTATTTTAGGACTAATTGGATTAATAATTTATAATATCATAGACACACAATCATTAATCAATAATGTAAGATGTATACTTTTAATGCTTTTCAGCTTGTGTGCTTTACGAGCAATGGCCGCTTATACGGATAGAGAAATAAAACTGCTAACGATCGCTTTAGTTTCCTGTATCGTGTGTGTTGTCTGTATTGCTTTAACCTTTTAAAAATATAATCATACACTGATAATAAAGGCCCTATATGAGCATTTAAGCTTGTATAGGGCCTTTTTGTGTGTCTATTCCTTTTCGTTATTCTTTATCCATTTAATAATAAGCATACGCAATAATTCACTGCTATTGATTGCCTTTTCCTTACACAACTTTCTGAACTTATCTCGTGTGTCTTTCTCAATCCTTATTTGCATGAATACTGAATTTTCCATTTTTTGATTACTCATGTTATCACCTCTTTTATTTATATACTCATTATAGCAAAAAGAACACTAAAAGTCACTACAAAAAACTACAAAAATCTCTTGACAAGTGTAGTGCTGTTTGGTATACTTTAGTCAAGCTAAAGGACACTACAAAACACTACACACGGTGTCCAAAAAAAATTAGCTTCAAACGTCACTACAAAGAGTGACAGTTAGCAATGAAAGGGGTACTTATTATGACAGACGAAAAATTGAAAGAAATGCTTATTAATCAGATGTACGAAATGGATGAAGAGGACGTTCTTTATATCTGGAACGATTACGCTTATGACTGCCGTCCTGATGATGTCATTTATGAAAATGAAGAAGACGTTTTGAACGCCTTGTTTAGTCATCCTAGTGACGCCATTCGTGCAATCTATTTTGGTGATTACACTTTTAACGACCCGTGGTTTTATTTCAACGGGTACGGCAACATTCAAAGTGTGTATAGCCTCATCCGTGACAAAAATAGCATTGTTTACCTCGATGATTTAGCAGACTGGCTAATAGAAGATGAACTGTACGAAAATTACGACTTTGAAATTGAAATTGATGACGATGATGACGAATAAAGCACATTAACTTGTGTCTTTATCAGAGGCCACAAGCCTGCCTTGTGGTCTCGAATAAGGGCATTAGTACCTTAATAAGCATTAGAAGGGAGAAAATTATGGAACCCAAAATGATTTTTAAACCGACAGAAAAGCAGTACACCGCATTACAGGACGCCTTTGATTATTTCAATGAAAAATTGTTCAAAGACAGTCTACCACAAGTTATGCTTACCCTTAACCGTGAACGCAACACGTTCGGCTACTATGTCCCATCGATTTGGACGGACGACAAAGGCGTCGAACAATGGGGTGAAATTGCACTAAATCCTGATTACATCCTCAAGGATGGCAAGCGGACGGACAAAGAAGTCTATTCCACATTGGTGCATGAAATGTGCCACTTGTGGCAGGAATATGATGGCTCCGCTCCACGCCGTTGTTACCATAACAAGGACTTTGCGGAAAAAATGGAGCGTGTCGGGCTTATCACGTCTTCCGACGGTACGCCCAACGGGAAGCGGACAGGTCAGCACGTGACGCATTACATCGTAGAGGGTGGGCCGTTTGATCTAGCTTTTCAGAACATGCCTAAAGAATTACTTATTCCATGCCATACGCTTTTTGCTCTCAAGGGAGAAGCAAAGAAGAAAATCAAGAAAGCCCGCCCGAAAACGGTTACATACTTCTGCCCGAAGTGCGGCGCAACTGTAAAGGGCAAGGAAGACACAAATGTTATTTGCGGCGATTGCATGGAAAAAATGCTCGTCAAGACAGGACGAGACAGATAAATTGTAACGGCCAGTACAAAAAAGCAAGGGGCTGAAAAGTCCCTTGTGACACTGGCAGAAACGGAGAAAGAACCATGATAAAACATTACTGGCACAAAGTAGACGGCCTTGTCTACATCGCCTGTATTATTGGCCTCTGTTGTCTAGCCAATTACATCGAACATTTATAGGGGGGGAATAATCATGATGAAACAAGTAAGCATTGATGAAGCAAGAAAAGCCCATGAAAACGGATAGGCTGTTTTATTATTGGGGGATTCGTGGAATGAAAAAGATGAAATTTCTGTAGAAATTGGGGGCGAATTAGTATTGCCAACTGATGATTGTTGTCTATCTTTATTATTTTTTAATCAAGCACCAAACGTATGTTTAAAACACTAACAAACATTTTGTCAACCTAAAAGTTTAATTGTGGCACTTATCGAAAGAAAGAGAAAAAATGTGTCACTTAAAGAAAGGAAGTAAATGCATATGGAAAAAATCAAGGGTACTTTACAAGAACAATTAGCACTTGAAAAAGAATCTAAACAGTTAGCGGAACAGGTATTAAAAGCTACTTATGCTCAAGCGGCCCTAGACGGTAAAGCAGGGGAAACGAAAGTAGGAAGTAAATTAATGGAACATGTATTTTCTGATTGCTATGACAATGTGAAAAACGTTTTATTTCCTCAGAAAAAAAGAGGGGTAGTACCAAAATATCAAGGTGTTGTAAATCAACTCAAGGCCCTTTATGAAGGGGATGAAGACACACTAATTAAGATGAGCGTTACCACAATTTTAAATACGCTTATTGGTGCTGTCTTACATAGTGCGGGGGATACTTATACGTACCTTGATTGCTTTATGAATGGGCTTGCGGACGACTTTAGGGAAGAAGTAACGAGTTATGAATACTTAAAAAACGCCACACGGCAGGATGGGGCCTTTTTTGAAGACGGTTTGAAACATAGGGGGCAAAAAGAATACAAAGTACAATATGCGCATAAAGCATATAAAGCTATGGGATTTACACCTCAAGAATTAGACACTACCAATTTATATAAATTGCTACTTGTCTTAGTGGATGCGGTTTTAAAAGGTAGTGGCTACTTTGAGTACAAAATAGAAGCAGAAAACAAAAACGGTAAACTTGTACAGCGTAAAGCCTTAAAGGCCGCCGACTGGCTTGTAGAAACATGGGAAAAAGCATAGACATGCTTGCTTTAAATACATATAAATTCAATCCGTGTGTCGTACCCCCTAAACCGTGGGGTAGTGTTTGGGAAGGCGCTTATTATGGTGCAAATGCTCTTTTTGCTCATTTTATCCGTGCCAACTTTAACCAACATAATGTTTACATGACACAATACCTTGAAAAATGTGAACAGTTGGATTTAACATGGCTTTTCGAGTGCGTTAATGCTTTACAGTCAACACCTTTTATAATTAACGAAAGAATCCTTAATACCATGGTGTCTATTATGGAGAACCACGGGGGCTTAGGCGGTCTTCCCAGAACGGACGAAACGCCCAAAATTCCACATTTGATTGACCCGACACCCGAAGAACTTGAAGCCCATAAAAAGCGCCTTGTTGCCTATTACAAGCACGAAAGGGCTAGAGTATCCAAGGTACTCAGAACAAACACCTCTTTAGGTTGTGCAAAGAAGTACAGCAAGTATGAAAAAATCTACTTCCCATGGAACTTAGATTATCGTGGCCGTATCTACCCTATGTGTCCTGCCTTGAACCCCCAAGGAGACGACACACAGAAAGCTTTGCTACTCTTTGCAGAACCGACACCATTGTCTAGCGATGATGCCCTCAAGTGGTTTTACATTGCAGGTGCAGGCTTTGCAGGTCTTGACAAGATTCCCTTTGATGACCGTATTAAATGGGTACTTGATAATGAAGACAACATTTTACAAAGTGCCGCTTCACCCTTGACGTACATATGGTGGGACGAAGTGGCAGGGGATGAGAGTCCTATGGAATTTCTGGCATTCTGCTTTGAGTTTGAAAGACTCCGTGTCTATCAATCTGATCATGATGGATCTGCTGTTGGATTCAAGTCGGGTCTTCCTATCAGCTTTGACGGAACCTGCTCAGGTCTACAGCATTTCTCAATGTTGCTTGCAGATGAAATTGGTGGCAAGAACGTCAATCTAATTCCTGATGAAACCGTACATGACATTTATCAAGTTGTGGCGGATAAAGTGAATGTTGTCTTACATCAAGACGTCATTACAGGGACGGCAGACGATTACAAAAAAGACAAAAAAAGTGGCGAATATGTACTTGACAGCAAGGGTAAAAAGTGCATTGTGTATGGTACAAAAGAGCTGGCTACAGAATGGTTGTCTTATGCACAACAAAAGTTTGGTACAGATGGTATCAAGCGCAAAGTGTGCAAGCGCTCTGTCATGACTCTTGCGTACGGCAGTCGTAAGTATGGATTCTCCGAAAACCTCAAGAGCGACATTATCAAGCCATGGATTGACGAACATAAAGACAACCCGATTTTCTTGAGTCGCTCTCAGGCCGCAAACTATATGGCAGGTCTTATTTGGGATGCGGTAACGACTACGGTTGTAAAGGCTGTTGAGGGCATGGAATGGCTGAAAAAGATTGCAGGGATGATTGGAAAGAACGGAGAGGCTGTAGCATGGACAAGCCCCAATGGATTGCCGATTCAACAGAATAAGTTTGTACCTAATATTGAAACATGTAAGATGCGCTTTAATGGGGGTTTTATTCGCTTATACGTCCCTAAAGAGGGTACAGATATAGACACACGAGGACAAGCACAAGCAATCGCGCCAAACTTTATTCACTCTATGGATGCTTGTCACATGCAACGGGTTATCATGAATCAGGCAGAAAAGGGGAACAATAATTTCTTTATGATTCATGACAGCTTTGGTACAGATATGGAACACGCAGGGAGCATGTTTAAGGCAATCCGCGCCGAATTAGTCAACATGTACAAAGGACATAATTATTTAGAAGAATGGCTGGATGATGTAGAATATCTTTTACCCTCGAATAAAGAAGTGCCTGAACTTCCAACAAAAGGAAATTTAAATCTTGATGAGGTGATAAACAGCAAATACTGCTTTGCATAAATATTACATGGTTTGTAATTGTGGCACTTAACGAAGAGAAGAGAAAAGAACTATAAGATACTTAAAGTAACTATATATACTTAAAGATACTTTAAGATACTTATAGTTCTTTTATTATTAATTATTGATGATAATTAATAATTAATATAAATAATTTAAGTATTTCTCTTTTTGTGTGTCTTTTTCTCTTTGTAGCAAGACACACATTTAATTGTGGCACTTAACGAAGAAAGAAAAGCTTTCAAAGGGTGTCTTTTTAATTGTGGCACTTAACGAAGAAAGAAAGTCTTCAAATCTATTTTGCTTTTTGAAAGGAGCATAAACAATGACAGAACAAACAGTACGTAAGCGAAGGAAGACCACCACAAACAATAAATATTTAGTGTCTTTAAAATTCGCACGTATCACACCAGACGCAAAAGCGCCTTATCGGGCTACAGCGTCCTCTGCTTGCTATGATGTCTTTGCAAATGACACAGTGACGCTATATCCGCAACGTGGGCAGGACAAGGCTTATAAAGTACCCACAGGCGTAGCGTTTGAAATTCCCGAAGGATATCATTTAGAGGTCTATGTACGGTCTTCTACAGGTTTAAAAACAAAACTGAGATTAGCCAACGGCACAGGGATTGTTGATAGTGACTATGTCGATGAATTGTTTTTGCTTGTTGAAAATATCGGAAGTAGCGTTACAAGAATCAATAAAGGGGAACGTATTGCACAGGTTATGCTTGTAGAGAACGTTCCGACTAAATTAGTAGAAGTGGATTTCCTTGCAAAAGAAGGGACACACGAAGGATTTGGAAGCACAGGAAAGGACTAGAGGAACCATGAGAGAAATTAAAGTAGGCGACGACGTTATCATTACGGATGTTCGTAATGTCTTAGGTAACAATGATAAGACAAGTGATTCTGTAGAGGAATACATGGCTAAAGTTGTGTCTATTACACAGGGTGTCGGTGGTGATACATGGTATACATGTAAGTTGGCTGTGATGAATAAAACGCTTACATTCCCTCAGTGGGAGGTGTTCTTAGTGGATGGAACCACAAAGGATGCGGATATTGAGAATAACATTAATATCCATGATACCGTATGGGTGGATATGTCTAACTGGTCTAAATGGTATCCTACACCACCACACGACAGTGGTTATGCAGAAATTATGTCCTCTTATGATTCCCCTGATTTTTGTAATAATACATATAAAAGATACTATAATGTTCGCTTCCGTGGGAGTGATGATGTGGTTACCGTACATGAATCACGATTGAACCCAGTTTATATCCCCCCTCAGCATGAAGAGAAAGACACACAGGAAGACACCATGCATGATAAGCATTATCGTGAGACTGTTGTTGAACCTATTCTTGTCATGCAGGCGCTTTTTAGTCATGATGAATTTATCGGCTTTCTCAAGGGCAATATCCTTAAATACCGACTCCGTGCAGGGCATAAGGGCGGAGAGGAAGAAATGAAGTCTGATCTTGATAAGATTCATGTCTATGAAGAATGGCTCGAAAGGGCGAAGAAAGGTGAACGTATTTAATTGTAGTGGTCACTACAAAAAGGAGAAATGAACATGATGGAAACCATGAACAAACCTTATGTTGCCTATGCAAACAAGCTCATGCGCTTTTTACATGATGGAACTTATGACAATGATACCTTGTGTCTTTTAGGCGTCATTGCCGCAAAGTCTCGCAGAAAGCATGTAAAGCTCAATGATGGCATTAAGACAGCCGTCACAGATTTGTTGCTTGAAAATGCTGATGGCATGATTTTAATTACTCGTGCAAAATTACTGTAAAGGAGAAATGAAACATGAATATGAATGATGGTGTAATTACAGGGAAAGCTATGTGGTGTCATTTAGCAGACACAGAAACATTTAATGGCACAGACACAAACAAATATAGCATTACGCTTGTTCCGTCTGTTGAAGACATGAATAACTTGATGCAGGAAGCCCAGACGATTTGGGAAGAATTTAAAGAAACACTCAAGAACAAAAAGTTTGCCGCAGAGCCTAACATGGGTTCGTTCCGTGAAGATGACAATGGCGACGCAAGCGTTAAATTCGTTACTAATGCTCATATTGTCACGAAGGCAGGTAAAGAGATTGACAAGGTTGTTCCTGTCTTTGATGGTGCTGAACGTCCTGTTACTCGCAAAATCAAGAGTTCTATTGGGAACGGTAGTGTCGTTGATGTCGCCTATCAGCTCTTTCCGTATTACAATACATCTAAAAACTTTGGTGTGTCTTTCCGCTTGCAGGCGGTACAGCTCTTGAAGTACGTTCCGTATGGTAATGGGCAGGATGCAAGCTCTTTCGGCTTTAAGAAGCATGAAGGTGCATTTGACTCTACATCTGTCATTGATGACGATGAAGAAGATACACGTTCGGATGTAGATGTTCCGTTCACGGACGGTTCGGATGATGAAGATTTCTAAAGTGTGGTGATAAGGCCTGAAACGAAGTTTTTGTAATGGGGGTGCGTATACATACAGACCACCTAAAAAGAGAAGTCATTTTGAAGACACCATTAGTGCGCAGATACGGGAGTTAAAGAAGCAGGAAAAGTATGAGATGTACTACATCAACTATGAAAAACCTGCTACACAGCATAAGTATACTCCAGACTTTGTGTTGCCTAATGGAATCATTATAGAAGCAAAGGGGATTTTTGAAAGAGAAGACAGACAGAAGCACTTGCTTATCAAGAAGCAGTATCCTGATTTGGATATTCGGTTTGTCTTCCAGAATCCTAAATTGAAGTTGTATAAAGGCAGTAAGACAACCTATGCAGATTGGGCGGAGAAAAATGGATTTAAATACTCCACTAGACAGATTCCCGACGCATGGTTTAGAGAAACTAAGAAGCCTATGAAAGGTCTTATCCCTAAAAAGAAAAAGTAAGGGGTGAGAGCATGAATTTGAAGTACAAAGAAAGAGAGGAGACTAACATGGTGCGTGTCTTGTTTGAACCGAAGGTGAAGACCGTTCGGGAAATTTATGTAGAACAGCGTAGAGAAGGACTGTTCAATATCGGGTATCATCTGATCGTGATGCCGAATGGTGAAGTAAAAGAAGGGATTCCCTTCCTTGCTTACGGTGACTATAGACTCGCTCATGTGAAAGATTCCGTCTATGTGCTGTTGGTTGGTTGTGCCAACGAAAAGGACATGTCCGATGCACAGCGCAAAACCATGAGGGACATTAAGAACAAATATGCCCTTGATGTACACTATGGGGACGACTAGCCATGTCGGAAATTGTACAGGCACATATTCCATGCCCTTATTGTGGAAGTCATGATGCCGCTACGCTGTATGATGATGGACACACATACTGTTTCAGTTGTCATCATACAGAATTTCCGAAAGAAGGTGAAGAGGTGGCTAAACATGCCATTATTCCCCATGAGGACATGGAGTTTAAGACACTCCGTGCAAGGGGCTTGTCTGCTGAAACATGTGAGCGTTATGGCTATTATGTTACAAAGACACAACTAGGAACCGTTCAAGTCGCAGAGTATTGTGATGAGGACGGTTCTGTTCTTTTCCAGAAGTTACGGACAAAGGACAAGAAGTTCTATTTGAACGGTACTTCTGCTTATAGGTTTTTTGGACAGAATCTTTTCCACAGTGGCAAGAAGCTTGTCATAACAGAGGGAGAGATTGATTGTCTGACCGTCTCCCAGATGGGGGGTAACAAGTGGCCTGTCGTGTCTTTACCTCATGGTTGTACGTCGGCTAAACGTACCTTTAAAGAAAATCTCGAATGGCTAGAGTCCTTTGATGAAGTCATTGTCATGTTTGACATGGACGCTCAGGGACGAAAGGCCGTAGAGGATGTGCAGGGGATGTTGTCTCCACACAAACTAAAGATTGCAGACTTACCCGAAAAGGATGCTAATGAGTGTCTTGTAGCAGGTAAGGGAGATGCAATCATACAGGCCATCTTTACCGCAAAGGAATATAGGCCAGATGGAATTATTAATGCCGCTGACATTGAAGATGAATTTTTCAGTGATGACACAGAAGCTAAGTGTTATGACTACCCGTGGTGCAAGGGGCTGAAAAGTATCACGAAGGGACTCCGTAAGGGGGAATTGGTGATGCTGACAGCTGGCACAGGTATTGGGAAGTCTACAGCGGCTCGTGAGATTGCCTACAAACTCAAGGTGAAAGATGGACTGAAAATAGGGCTTGTCTTTCTCGAAGAAAACCCGAAGAAGACACTCCGTGAGTTGTTGTCTATCCATGTTGAAAAACCTCTGTCTATTATGTGGGGTAGTGTAGACAAGGAAAAGTTAAAGACAGCCTATGAAGAGCTGTTCAGTGATAAGCGGTTTGTCCTCTATGATCACTTTGGGTCTATCGAGAGTGGGAACTTGTTGTCGCGTATCCGCTATTTAGCCGTAGCGGAACAATGTGATTTTATCATCTTTGACCATATCTCTATTGCTGTATCAGGCATGGATGAGGGCGGAGATGAACGAAAGACCATTGATAAATTAATGACACAGTTACGGTCGCTCGTTGAAGAAACGGGTGTAGGAATGATTGTTATTTCCCACTTAAAAAAGACAAGTGGTGAAAAATCCTTTGAAGAAGGTGGAATCATCTCTCTTGATGACTTGCGTGGTAGTGGCACATTGAAGCAGTTACCCGATGAAGTATTGGCCCTTGAACGCAATCAACAGACAGAGGATGAGTCCGAAAGAAACTTAATTAAAATTCGTGTCTTAAAGAATCGCTTTGCAGGTTCAACAGGGCTTGCAGGGTATCTCTATTGGGATAAGGACAGACACAGATTACTAGGAGAGGAAGAGGAATCATGTCAAGAGTTTTAAAGTACCCTGTTGTTAATACAGATATTACATTCAATGAACTACCTGATAAAATGGCCTATGCGCTTGAATTAGGGGCTTGCAAACAACATTGTGTTGGTTGTCATAGTCCAGAATTACAGGAAGAAGATGTGTCCTTAACTTCCCTTCTTGATATTTTAGAAGAAGCACAGGACGCCATTGATGCAGGGGCAAATGCTATTGTTGTAATGGGCGGTACAAATAATAAGCATATCACAGATGAATCTTTAATAGCTCTCCTACGTGATTTGGCCTTCATTGCTCCTACAGGTTTGTATAGTGGGAGTGATGATGAAGAACATGACAAGATGATTGCAGTTGAAGGGCATTGTACTTGGTTGAAGACAGGCCCTTATGTAGAGGCTTTGGGGGGTCTTGAGAGTCCTCGGACAAATCAACGCTTTTACTACATTTCGCAGTCTTACCGCTTAGATAAGAATGACAATGTGGTGTTTGTTCAGCCTTGCTTTTTGGATGAGACACACAAATTTTGGAAGAGGGTGAAGAATGTTACCTAATGTTGATTTAAAAGAAAAGATTAAATACATCCATGATTATATGGTGTCTTCCAATGCCGCTACGGCCTCTAAGGTTGATGCGAATAGCAATGTAACCCAGAAGACGATTGCAGGCTTGGAAGCAGAATTATTTAAACCAGACACCATTCAGATTAACCGTAAGTTGGTTAAAGACAAGCTGACACAGATGTTTGGTGAAGACATGGCAAAGGCGTATGAAGATGACCTTGCAAATCATTATATCTATACACATGATGAAACATCTTTGAAACCTTATTGTGCCAGTATCACTTTGTATCCCTTCTTGTTGGAAGGTACGAAGTGCTTAGGCGGTGTGTCTAAAGCACCGAAAAACTTGCAGAGCTTTTGTGGTTCATTTGTCAATCTTGTTTATCAGATTGCAAGTAATTTCAGTGGCGCTATTGCTACTGTTGAGTTCCTTCACATGTTTGACTACTTTGCACGGAAACAGTGGGGCAAAGATTACCTCAAGAAGCACTTTGAAGAGGTCAATCAGGAATTTCAGGGTGTTGTCTATGCACTGAATCAGCCTGCCAGCGCACGAGGTGACCAGTCTGTCTTTTGGAATGTGAGTATGTTTGATCATGATTACCTGAAAGAAATGTTTGGTGGTTTCTACTACCCAGACGGTACACAGGTAGACATTGAAAGCACCTATCGGTTGCAGTTGTATTTCTTACGATGGTTCAGACAGGAACGAGAAAAAGAATTGTTGACGTTCCCTGTTGTCACCGCCGCACTCTTGACCGATGGAAAAGGTGGTTTCAAGGATAACGACTTTATGTATGCATTGGCAAATGAACAGGCACAAGGTCTTTCCTTCTTTGTCTATATGTCTGACAAGGTGGATAGTCTTGCGTCTTGCTGTCGTTTGCGTAATGAATTGGCAGACAACACATTCAGCTATACGTTGGGTGCAGGCGGTGTCATTACAGGCTCCGCTCGTGTCATTAGTTTGAACATCAACCGTATTGGTCAATGTGGTATTAGGCTTGACGAAGTAGTGGACAGAGTACATAAGTACCTGTTGGCTCATCGTGAAGTGTTGAAAGGCTATATTGAGGCAGGTTTGCTCCCTGCTTACACACAGGGCTTCATGGACATTGATAAGCAGTTCTTGACCCTTGGTGTGAATGGTGTCTTGGAATACTTTGAGTACCTGAGAGACAAGAAAGGTACTGTGACAGACAAGGAATATCCTGAATATTTACAGTCTTTGTTGTCTTTCCTTACGATGTCTAATAAGGCCGCTTTGTCTGAGTATGGAGTCCGCTTCAACACTGAGTTTGTCCCTAAAACCTTTTAAAATGTGGGGACGTTAAATCTTTTTTAATTGACTTGGAAGCCCTGTAGAGGGTAACAAGGGGGAATTTACCCTGAACGACTGAACAAAAAGAGGGGCGAAAGCCTCATGCGCCAGTCTGAACCATGGCATAACAACAAGAAACCATGGAGTTTACTCGAATGTAAAGACATTCTTGGAAGTAGTAAACCGCCTATGCTCAAGAAAGGTGGTGAAGGTATGTGTCGTACTTGCAGTGTGTGTGGTAAAACAGAGAAAGATACACGCATTATTAAAAAAGGTGATACATATTATTGTCGAAAGCATTACTTACAGCTTTATCGACATGGTAACATTTTAACTCGTACTATTTATGATGAGAATACGTGTGTGATTCAGAATGGGATTGCTTATATCAAAATGTTCTCAGTAAAAGGAAAAGAAGTGGGAACAATAAAAGTGGATGCCGAAGATTTAGATAAGGTAAAACCTTATAAATGGCATAGACAAAAGCGTAAGCATACCTCATATGCGATAACACACATAGGTAACAAAAAGATTTTTATGCACTGTTTGTTGATGGGGAAAAAGGATAAAAAAGAAATAGATCATATTAACGGTGATGGTTTGGATAACCGTAGGTCTAATCTTTCCTTTGTTTCGCACGGTTCTAACATCAGAAACCAGACACCACACAAGAAAAGTGTAGGAGTAAAGAAAACACCCTCAGGAAGATTTCAAGCAGTGATTATGTCTAATTATAAGTCTATTTATTTAGGCACATATGATACACATGAAGAAGCACAAAGAGTTAGAAATGAAGCAGAGAAAGAATTAAGAGCATAGGTCTATAAAGTAACAGTAAGGCAGAAAATCTCGGTGTTAAAAATGCTAAATGGGACAAGGAAGCAGGTCTTTATGTCCCTCGTGATTGTTACAACAGTTATTTCTACCCTGTAGAAGATACAAAGGTGACTGTGCTTGATAAGCTCAAACTGTATTCAAAGGACATTGTTCAGTACCTTGATGGTGGCTCTGCGCTCCATCTGAATCTTGAACAGATGTTGAGTGCAGAACAGTTTGTCCATTTGTATAAGCTTTGCTCTAAGTATGGTGTACAGTATTGGACAACCAATGTCTTGTGTACGATTTGCAATGATTGCGGATACATCAATACAGACACAGAAACTTATTGCGTGAAATGTGGAAGCACGGATGTTGATTATGGTACTCGTGTTATTGGGTATCTGAAACGCATTAGCAACTTCTCCGAAGCAAGACAGAAGGAAGCAGGAAAACGATTTTATCACCATTTGAAGAAGTAAGGGGGTGTCTTTATGTGGCTCATTAAATTCTATGATGCCTTGTGGCGAAAACTGTATCAGTGGAGCATTAAGGTACAGGCACAGCGCCAGGAGAAAATTAGTTTGATTGCTAATAAAAAGCGAGAGCTTGCAAATAAGCTCCGTAATGAGGCTTTTAATCTTGATACAGAGGCAGAAGATTTAGAAAAGTTACGATAGAAAGGATGGTTCTATGTTGGTCTTTGATATAGAAACGAATGGCTTATACGCCGACGTTACGAAGTTGTTCTGTCTGAGTGTCTATGATACAGACACACAGGAAATGAAGCAGTATGATGATGTACATGCAGAGCAAGGTGTCCATGAGTTATATGATGCATGGAAAAGAGGTGTGTGTCTTTGTGGACACAACGTTATTAATTATGACCTTCCCACCTTGGCAAAACTTTTTCCGTGGTTTGAGATTACACACGACATGCATAAGGATGTAGTAGACACCCTTGTTTTGTCACGACTCATCTATTCTCATATCGAAGACATGGATGCAGGACTTATCCGAAAGAAACAGCTACCCTCGAAGCTATATAAATCCCATAGCCTAAAGGCTTGGGGGTATCGTTTAGGGGAACTAAAAGGTACATATGGAGAGGAAGAAGATGCATGGGCTTGTTACAATCCTGAAATGCTTGCTTACAATAAGCAGGACGTTGTTGTAACGGTAAAGCTCTATGAAAAGCTGGCTTCATACGATTATGCACCAAAGGCCATAAAGCTTGAACACGAAGTAGCATGGTTGATGTCTAAACAGGAAAAGAATGGCTTTCCCTTTGACCTTGAGAAGGCAAAGGAATTGGAAGCTACCTTGCGTGCCAGAGCAGGTGTCTTGACAGCGAAACTGATTCAGATTGTACCTCGTGTACCTGATAAGATTTTCGTACCGAAAAGAGACAACAAACGTCTTGGCTATAAAGCAGGAGTCCCAGTCCAGAAGTATAAAGACTTTAATCCGAACAGTAGACAACAGATTGAATGGCTATTGCGGACGCATTACGGCTATTCTCCATCCAACATTGATTGCTATGATGTGGAAGACACGGATGCAGATGATGTTGATTTGTCGCAATGTCGATTGAAGATTGATGATGAAAGCATGAAATTCATGAAGGAAGACCCTCAAGCTCCCGATGAAGTGAAAGCTGTGGTGTCTGTTCTTGAGGAGTCTTTGATGCTCAAAAAGCGTTTGGGACAGCTTGCAGATGGCAATAATGCTTGGTTGTCTATGATTGGAAAGGATGGGAATATCCATGGTTCTGTTATCCCTAATGGGGCTGTTAGTGGTCGTGCTACTCATTCCAGACCGAACGTCGCACAAGTACCACATGTCGGCAGTCCATATGGCAAGGAATGTCGGGAACTCTTTAGAGTACCTGACGGATGGTGGCAAGCAGGGATAGACGCTTGTGGTCTTGAACTCCGTTGTCTTGCCCACTTCATGTACAAGTATGATGGGGGCCAATATGCTCATACGATTCTGAATGGTGATATTCATACGATGAATCAGAAAGCCGCAGGGTTGCCAACACGCAATCAAGCGAAGACGTTTATCTATGCATATTTATACGGAGCTGGTGATTATAAAATCGGAAAAATCATAGGGGGTACAGCAGGACAGGGAAAGCAGATTAAGAAGAAATTCAATAAGGCCATCCCTGCTATTGCGAAGCTCAGACAGGCTGTAGAAAATGCGCTTGTCTATCCTATTGATTTTAAAAGCACACATGGGAAACCTAAAGTCACATGGAAACGTCATTTCTTGTATGGTCTTGACAGACGCAAACTACATGTAAGAAGCCCTCACAGTGCCTTAAATTTGCTCTTGCAATCAGCAGGTGCTTTGATATGCAAGAAGTGGATTGTCACAACAGAGGAGCGATTATTGGCGAGAGGATTAAGACATGGATGGGAGGGCGATTTTGCATTGATGGCATGGGTGCATAAACTTCATTGTGCACATTAAACTAGGTGAACTCGGTGAAACCCTAAGTGGGCAATACCGAACTAAGCCACAGGAGGACATATGCGAGGTAAACCATTAAGTTTGAAGAAATTAGATAATGGATGCATTGTTCCTACGTCACACAAATTAAATGCAGATGGTTATTTCAGATACCACATCCCACATAACGGGAAGGGCAGATCCCCTTTGGTTATGTATCATCGCTATGTTTGGGAACAGGCATACGGTAAGATACCAGATGGGTATGAAATAGACCACATCTGCAAAAATAGAGCATGTTGTAATCTTGAACACCTTCAAATGCTTGAAGGGAGTGAACATGCTAAGAAAGATAATCACTTACGTAATAAGAAGCGTAAGGATAAAGCCAAAGAATATTGGATGAAAAATCATTGTACAGGTACAGCTTTGGCTACTTTATTTGGTGTGTCGTTCTCTACCACATGTAGGTGGATAAGAGAGTGGAAAGCGTAGAGACTATCCGTAAGGAGTAGGGACAGGGGTGCGATTCCCCTGTTACCCGAAGTGCCTAGTAGCACAAACCTCATGTGCTAATGATATAGTCCGACACCCTTAGCAATAAGGGAATACAGTAAGGATGAACAGCAGATTGCATGTCGTACCGAAGAGATAGCAAAGATTGTGTGTGAAGAAGCGCAACAGGCGATGAGAGACACACAGGAGTATTTCAAATTTCATGTCCAGTTGGATACAGAGGGTATCATTGGTCATAATTGGTTTGATTGTCATTAGGGGGTATTTTATGTACGCAAAACGTATCCGTTGTAAAAAGTGTGGCCGTACCTTGGTTACAGGCTGTGCAAAGAATGTAGAAGAGATTACATGTTCATGTGGGCATGTCACGTATCCGCAGTCCGCAGAGATGAAAAAAGAACTGTCTAAGAATGAAAGGAGACACAATAAATATGAAAAAGCATGACTATAACATCATTGATAACACATACGTCTATGGCCTTGATGAATCTATTGTAGCGTCTGGCTACCCTATGGCGGATAAAATCAATCCGTGTCATTTAGAAACACGTGGAGCTACCAATGGTGATATGAAACGTGCCATGCGTCTTGGTAAAGCACCTGCTGGCAGTGGTCATGATTGCTATTTGAAAGGTATCATTGTCCAGTTTGATTTGACGCTTACAAAACAGGCGTGGCCCGAAGCACAGCGTTATCATTTTCTTGACTTTGTGTCTTCCATGTCCGCTATGCACATGCTGGCAAAGATGGATGTTCGCTTCATCTCTTATACAGACCGTAAAATCATTGATTTGTTCCTCGATATTGTTAGGGACTACAATCAGAATCCTAGTGAAGAAAATTGGCGGCGTATGATCTACAGCTATCCTAGCGGCCTGTTGCTGACAGCTCGGATGACAACGAACTACTTACAGCTCAAAAACATCTATGCACAGCGAAAGAATCATAGACTCCCTGAATGGAAAGTTGTTTGTGATTGGATTAAAGCACTTCCGAAAGCAAAAGATTTGGGGGTGGTCTAATGACAGCGATGTATACCATTTATGGAGACAACAGTAAATTCCTCAGGGAACGTCATATGCAGGTGACAAGAAACCATACTGTCTATGATACTATTCGTGGGCGCTTGGCTTTGAATGAGGGTTATTGTCCTTGCCAGCCTAGCAAGACGAAAGACACCATTTGTCCTTGTAAGTACATGCGTAAATACAGCACATGCCGTTGTGGTCTTTATGTCCCTACTACGGATGAAGAGGAAGACGCAGATGTATAAGCCGATGAAGAAACCTATCACAATCCTTGTGGATGCTGACATGGCTGTATATCGTGCTTGTTCCTCTTGTGAATGTGAGATTGATTGGGGCAATGATATTTGGACACTTCATGTGGATTTCAACGAAGCCCTTGCCTACTTACAAGACCATATGGATGATTGGATTCAGAGGGCCTTGGAGCTTGACCAGTATTCAGGAAATGTAAATGTTGTCTATGCTTTTTCGGATGATGACAACAACTTTAGAAAGAAACTCTTGCCTACCTATAAGTTAAATCGTGTTGGTAAAAGAAAGCCTGTTGCCTATCATGCACTTAAACAATGGGTACGTGATAATTGGGTGTCTGAACAATTAGACACCCTAGAAGCGGATGATGTTATTGGTCTGTTGGCTACAGGAAAGTACAAAGGAAATAACATTATTATCTCTGCTGATAAAGACATGCAGACGATACCAACAAAGATTTATAACTTTCTGACAGACACCTTGGTAGAGGTGACACAGGAAGAAGCAGATTATAAACTGCTCTATCAGACTCTTGTAGGGGACACAGCGGATAATTACACAGGTTGTCCGAAAATCGGCAAGGTGAGAGCAGAACGTATTTTAGATGATAGTCCCACATGGGGAGCTGTAGTGAATTGTTTCAAGAAAGCAAATCTAACAGAAGAGGATGCCCTCTTACAGGCACGTGTGGCACATATCTTACAGGACGGAGATTATGAGAAAGGAAAGGTAAAATTATGGACACCCCAAAGTTTACACTCGTAAATAATGTAACACTTGACGATATGAAAATTATTGTAAGGGCCGTTGCACATCAAGCAGATAAAAACCCGACGCCATTGTTTAGACACAGAAAGTCCATTCAGGATTTGGCACGGCAGTTATGGAAAATGCAAAAGCTTGGAACACTGGCTGTCTTTGCAAATGAGCAGGGAAAATATGCAGGACTCTTGGCTTGCAATGTAGTTGAGCTTTGGTGGATTGACGGCCCTGTATTGGTGGAAGATTTGGTTGTTTCCATAGACACAAAACCTAATGGCTTTGGACGATTTGCAGTTCAGGTCTTGGAAGACATTGCACGAGACAATGAATGTGTCATGATCTGCTCAGGGAGTAGCATGGTTCAAGACACACCGATTGTTCGTAACATGTATAAGAAACATGGATTTGTTGTCTATGGTGAATCTTATTTGAAGGAGATGGATTAGATGATTATGCATGATGAATTACCCTTTGTCCCTCGTGATGTCGTTGATTATCTACAGGCCATTTACACGCCTGATTTCTTCATCAATGCAGGTGTAGACAACAATGATATCCGTATGGGTTACATGCAGGGGTGTACCGAAATTATTTCCGTTCTACATAATCTCGCAGAAAGGAAGGACTGATTATGTCTAGTGGTGGTTGGTTAGGTAGTATTTTGAGCTTACCTATGAAGATTATCTCCAGTATCACAGGGGCAGGAAGTCACACCTATAGTGCCTCGGATAATTATAGTCCGACAGTAAAGGCTTCCGATTTGGTGTCTAGTACAACAGCTCAGACACCCGATGCCCCTGTCATGGGTGATGATACAACATACTCTCAGAAGAAAAGAAATAAACGTGGCCTGTCTAGCTTGTATGTAAATAGTGGTACGAGTGGTACAGGTTCCACAGGTGATTACACAGGAAGGAGTGGTCTTTAATGTCGAGTGGCGGTTGGTTAGGACACACGGTGTCTAAAGCATGGCATGGTGTTACAGGAGCCGTAAAACATACAGTTAATGCTGTAACAGGTGGTATCTTTGGGGGTTACAGGAACAGTGTAGCAGGTAGTAGTGACCAGCAGGTTGTTGTTACTCCTAGTGCCGCACCTGCTCCCACAGCAACGGAACAGGCTGAATATGATGCCGCAGTACAGAATCAGAAAAAGAAACGGGGTAAAAACTCGCTCTATGTTTCCTCGTCCGCAGGTTCCAGTGGTGGCGGTTCAGGTATTAACTTATGAGTAGTGGCGTAGACACCAATACATTTTATAGGACAGATACCGCAAAATCTCGTTATGATAAATTGGTGTCCGATAGAAAGGTGTATGTAGACAGAGCGGTAAAGAACGCAAAGATTACGATTCCTATGCTATTCCCAGATGAAAATGCTACCTCTACCACAGAGTATGAGACACCCTATCAGAGCATAGGCGCCCGTGGGGTCAATAACCTTGCGGCGAAAATCATGCTTGCTTTATTTCCACCCAATGAACCTTTCTTCAAATTGGAACTTGGAGACATGGCTAAACAGCAGGTAGCACAGCAGGGGGACACCTCGGCTATGACAAAGATTGACAAGCTTATGGGGGCCATTGAACGCCAGCTCATGGACTACATGGAAACAAATCGTTGTCGTATCACTATCAGTGAGGGTGTCTTACAGCTCATTGTGGCAGGGAACTGTTTATTGTATCTTCCCCCTCAGACAGGCGGTATTAAATTATATCGTCTGAATAACTATGTGGTTGTTCGGGATGGTACAGGTAATTGGATTGAACTGATTGCGAAAGACAGCATTAGTTATGCCGCCTTGCCCCCAGAAGCACAGGCATGTGTGGAAGGTACAGACGTTTCTCCAGATAAGAATGTAGAGCTTTATACTCATGTATATCTTGCCGATGGGGAAACCTTTGAAATGTATCAAGAGATTGAAGGCCAGATTATCAAAGGGAGCGAACAGGAATTTCCTAGGGATAAGGTTCCTTGGATTCCCTTGCGACTCCGTAAGATGGATGGAGAATCCTATGGGCGTTCCTATGTTGATGAATACTATGGTGATTTGAAGTCCCTGAACTCTATCAGTAAATCTATTGCCGAAATGGCTACGTTGTCTGCTTTTGCACTCTTCCTTGTGAATCCTTCTTCCCAGCTCCGTGTTGATAAACTGAAAGACGCACAAAGTGGGGATTTCTTCAAAGGGAAGGAAGGCGACATTACGGCTTTCCAGTTGAATAAGGTGAGTGACTTGCAGGTGGCGTATCAGCACAAGCAGGAATTACAGAGCAATTTGTCGTTCGCTTTCCTGCTGAACAGCTCTGTACAGCGTAATGCTGAACGTGTCACAGCCGAAGAGATTCGTTATGTGGCCAATGAGCTTGAGGATAGCGTAGGCAACATTTATTCTTTGTTGTCTTTGGAATTGCAGTTACCCCTTGTCCAGTGTCTTATGGCACAGCTTATGGCACAAGGCGCACTCCCTGATATTCCACAGGGCAGTGATGGTGTCCAGACACACATTGTAACAGGTATGGAAGCGTTAGGACGTGGGCATGATCTGACAAAGATTGAGCAGTTCTTGCAGACATGTTCGGTACTTCCTGACTTCCAACAGCGCTTGAAGACTGGCAATGTCCTTGCTCAGATTGGCACAGCTCTTGGTCTTGATGCAGATGCCCTTGTAATGAGTGATGAAGAATATCAGGCCATGCAAGCCCAGATGATGCAAGCGCAGATGGCACAGCAGATGGCGTCACCTATTGCACAAGGAATGATGAACAATAATCAACAATAAGGAGATTGATAAATAATGGATGAAAATGAAAACAAAGTAGTTGACACTCAGCAGACAGACACACAGCCCGAACAGGCGGCTGATAATGTCACTGTGTCTACTTCTGCTAATGCCCAGATTTCTGTGAAAGATACCGCAGAAAGCGTGGACAATGTGTTGGATGATGTAGCCAATGAAGATAATCAGGCTACGGACACACAGAGTACCGAAACGCAGACAGACACACAGGAAGAAGCTCCGAAAGGGGAACAGACTTCCGAACAGCAGTTGACTACAGCCCACAATGCCCTTGATAGTGCTGAAAAAGATTTAGTAAGCAAGGGTGTAGACTTTGCAGGTCTTGAAAATGAATACATGAATAATGGTGGACTCAGTCAACAGTCTTACGAAACACTTGAGAAAGCAGGGTATCCGAAAGCGGTTGTTGATGGGATGCTCGCAGGTTGGGAAGCCGCTTCCACTCGATTTGTAAATGATGTATATGCACTTGCAGGTGGGCAGGAAGAATTTGCACGTATTCAGCAGTTTGTGTCTTCCCAGAATCAGGATGTCATTAATGCATTTAATGCCACCTTGGACAGTGAAAATCTCATGCAGATTCGTATGACCCTTGAAGGTATCAAAGGCCAAATGGTGAAACAGTATGGTACTCAGCGTCCTTCCATCGTCGGCAATGCCGCTCCGTCTGTAGACCGCAGTGGCTATGAATCGACGGATGAAATGATTAAGGATATGTCTGACCCTCGATATCAGAAAGATGCAAAATTTACACGTGAAGTGTATCGAAAAGTTAAATACTCTAAATTGTTCTAGTAAATTGTAATAGCCAATACAATTTTGCTGATTAAGACACTCTTCTTTTGGGGTGTCTTTTTCTATATAATTTTCTATTTTGAAAGGTGGATGATATTAATTATGGCAGATATTAAAATTGCAACTCCTATGGCGATTGGTACTGAGGCAACCACAGATGCCGACAAACTTGCCCTTGCCCTTAAAGTCTTTAGTGGTGAAACTCTCACGGCATTTGCACGTGCTTCCGTAACGAATGGTAAATTTATCAAACGTACTATTCAGAGTGGTAAATCTGCACAGTTCCCTGTATTCGGTCGTACTAAAGCACATTACCTGAAAAGTGGTAAGAGCCTTGATGACCTTCGGGAAAACATTCAGCAGGGTGAACGCACCATTGTTATTGATGGTCTGTTGACGACTGACTGCTTGGTATTTGACCTTGACGAATTTATCGCACATTATGATTTCCGTTCTCCGTATGCTACACAGCTTGGTGAAGCACTGGCAATCTCCATGGATGCGTCTATTCTCGCAGAGGTCGCTAAAGAAGCGCTCAACACTACGGAAAATGTCGCTGGTCTTGGTAAAGGCGGCGTCGTTGAAAAGACACTCGCAACGGGTTCCACTCTCGGCATTAACAAAGAAACAGGTATCGCAGTTCGTGACATTCTGTTGGAAGTTAAAGCTAAGATGGCCGCTAACTATGTTCCGCAGGGTGATCGTTATTGCTTCGTAACCCCTGAAATTCACGCCGCACTGGCAACGAACCTTGACTTCTTGAACAGCAATTATGGCGCCGCCGCTACGCTGACTAATTCCAATATTATCAGCATGGATGGCTTTCAGATTATCGAATGCCCTCATCTGACACAGGGTGGTGATGACCCGACGAATACCATTCAGGGTGATGGTCATGCTTTCCCGTCTGCCTATGCAAGCAAATCTCCGCTTCTGATTTGCCACAAATCTTCTGTTGGTGTCTTGTCCCTGAAAGACATTAGCTTTGAAACGGCACGTCGTGCTGAATATCAGGCAGACCAGCTCATTGCTAAGTATGCTATTGGTATTGGTGGTCTTCGTCCTGAATCTACCTTTATGGGTGTTATTAGCAATCCTGCTCAGTAGATTGTTGAGAGTTATAGGGGAGTGTAATGCTCCCCTTTTTATTCTTGTAAAGGGAGTGAAAAGATGCTATTTGTATCCACAGAGTTAGACGCAATCAATCTGATTCTTTCAGGCATTGGTGAAGCTCCTGTCAATAGTTTAACAGAGAGTGAATCTATTGATGTTGATAATGCACGGAGTCTGCTTGCTACTGTGTCTCGAAATATCCAGCGTCAAGGGTGGCAGTTCAACACCTTGACCAATGTAACTATTATGCCAGACACCAACAGCAAAAAGATTCGATACAATCCATCATGGATAAAGATTACCGCAACGAATGGAGAGGTCTATGTAAAACGTGGTGATTTTCTGTACAACCTTACAGAGAAGACAGACACATTCAATGAAGAGGTACAACTTACCATCATTGAAGCCATTGACTTTGAGGACTTGCCAGATGAGTTCAAAACATTCATCACAGCAGAAGCGGCTATCTTCTTTCAGGAACGTTACCTTGGAGACGAAAATGTATCTCAGGAGTTACGGATTGAAGAATCAAGAGCTTATGCTGATATTGTCCAGTATTGTATAGACACAGGTTCCAACATGTTTCAGACCACAGGGATGCAGAGTGCATTGGAAAGGAGATAAGACACCATGTTATACTCACAGAGCATTAAGAACTTTGTACAGGGTGTGTCTCAGCAACCACCACTCTTACGTTTCCCTGAACAGCTTGAGGAACAGATTAACGGTTTCTCTACGGAAGTATCGGGGTTACAGAAGCGTGTCCCTACAGTTCATCTAAAGACACTCACAGGCTTGAACCTTACTAAAGGAAGCAAACCTCTTGTTCATTTCATTGACAGAGATAAGCAACAGAAATACATGGTTGTCTTTGCAAATAACACTGTCAAGATTTACGACATGAAAGGCAACGAAAAGACTGTCAATATTGAAGATGGAGCTTATTTAGCTACAAATACTCCTCGTGATAACTTACGAGTCATGACGGTAGCTGACTATACTTTTGTACTGAATAATACAAAAATAGTTCAGTTGTCTAGCAAGAAGTCTCCTGATTATTTTAACAATCAGGGTAGTATGTTATATGTACGTCAAGGGCAATATGGACGTACCTATCAGGTTTGGATTGATGGTGTGTCTAAGTGTGCATGGACAAGCCCGAATGGGGATGCCGCTGATCAGACGAAGCAGATAGACACCAACTATATTGCAGACCGTATCAATGAACAGCTCAACAATAATGGTGTGTCTACGGAACATCAAGATAATTGGATTCGTATTTGGAGTGGTGGTCTTGTCCAGACAGCCGATGGGTTTAACCATCAGGCGCTAATTAACTTCAAAAAATCCATACAGCGTTTCAGCTTGCTTCCTGCTACGGCTCCTGATAACTATTGTGTCAAAGTAAAAGGTGACCCGAATGGTGCAAGTGAAGGTAGTTATTACGTAAAGTATTCAAAAGATGCGAATGTGTGGGAAGAGTGTGCTTGTCCAAACATCAACATTGAGTTTGATAAGACAACCATGCCACATGCTATTATCCATAATGCAGATGACACTTTCACGTTTAAGGCTCTTGATTGGGATGAGCGAAAAGTTGGTGATGATGATAGTAACCCTTCTCCATCTTTTGTAGGACATACTTTGTCCAGTATCTTCTTTTATCGCAATCGTTTAGGTGTTGCTTCTCGTGAAAATATCATTATGTCTGAATCAGGGGAATACTTTAATTGGTGGATGACAACGGCCAATGACTTGTTAGACACAGATGGCATTGATGTTCCAATTACATCTACAAAAGCAAACCTGATTAATTATTGTGTTGTCTTTTCCGAAGACCTTTATGCTTTCTCGAATGACACACAATTTATTATCCGTGCTGATTCTACCTTGACACCGAAAACAGCGTCCCCAACAGAAATTACACAGTTCAATAGTTCTCCTGACTGTCAACCAAAGGTAGCAGGTAAGAACTTGTATTTCCCTGCTGAGCATGGGGATTTCTCGACGATTCGGGAATACTATACGGTTCAAGATATTTCACAGATGAAAAATGCACAGGACATTACATCTCACATACCGAATTACATTGAATCGGGTGTCTATGACATTATTGCCTCGACGGCTGAAAATGTGCTGTTCTGTCTGACAAACAAGGCGACAGACACCATTTACCTTTACAAGTATCTATTTGCAAATGAAGAACGTATTCAGTCCTCGTGGTCTAAATGGGTCTTTGATGGAGAGATTTATGGTGCAGGTTTCATTGGTAGTTATTTGTACCTGCTTATGCGCAGAGGGACACAGATTACTATGGAGCAAATGGACTTCTCTGTAAACATCAAAGAGTTCGATGATACCGAAGTATATCGTGTCTATCTCGACCAGAAGAGAGTGATGGATAATGGTGTCTATGATGCTGTATCCGAACAGACAAAGTTTGACCTCAAGGCTCTTTATGCCTATACAGACACCACACCTTTGCAGAGTATTTGTGTAGTCACTCATGATGGTGTCTTGCATGAAAATCTGAAAGCAGATGATGCAGGCTGTATCTACCTTGATGGAAACTTTGCAGGAAAGAAATTGGTAGTTGGGGAACCTTATTTGTTTAAGGCTATCTTCACCACCTTCTATTTAAAAAAGAACGACAACGGAAACATTAGCTCCTATGCAGAAGGCAGGACACAAATCAAGAACATCCATATCAATTATGATCATACAGGTTTCTTGGCTTGCAGGGTGTCTTACCTTGGGGGCAAAGAATATACGTATCGAATGACGAGTAAGATTCTTGGCACTTCTTCTGCTCGTTTGGGTAAGAAGCAGAATGAAACAGGGAAGTTTGATGTACCCATTCATGCTAAGAATGAATCCGTTACGATTGCAGTTGAATCAGACATGCCAGTTCCTCTCTCTATTGTAGGGCTGAATTGGGATTGTCTGTATACGACACGAACAAAGGGGGTATAGCGAATGTGTACCGTAGCGCTTAGTTATGGTATTTCAGCTCTTAGCTCTTTGTCTAAACAGAAAGCACGGAGAGCTGAAATTCAGAATCAGATTGATGCCAACAATCAGACCGCAAGGGGATTGCTCCAGTCTATGAACTATACCTTTCAAAATTATGAAACACAGCGTAGGGCCGCTTTCGCCGCTCAAATTGATGCAATGACGAAAGACAGGATGAACGCTCATAGACAGGAAGCGTCTGTGAAGGCCGCTGTCAACGAAGAGCTGGCAGGGGGTGGCAGAACAGCTAACTTGATTAATCGTAGTGTTCGTGCAGATGAATCACGTGTTGCTTCACAGTCTCAGGCTAATTATCAGTCTAAGATGAATGAAATAGACCTAAACAAGGAAGCGGCACTTATCTCTACACGCAATGCTATCAATAGTATCCCGTCTGTTGAGACACCCTCTTATCTTACACAAGGTATGGAAATGTTTTCTGATTTCATGCAGACTTATAATACCTTACAGGGTATTAAGAGCATGAGAAAGAAAGCAGGTGTTGAAGGCGGACATGGAAAGACACTTGATAGAAATACAGGTGACATCACACCTGTAAATCTTGACCCCTATATTCACAGTGAAGACATTCACAATACAGGGATTGGGACACGAATTGTAGACCTCGACGAAGCGTCTGCAAAGTATGACAGTATGAATTTATTCAATCCTCATGGTCTATTTGCAAGCAATGCTATCAATGGTTACTTTAGCGGTGACATGAGCAGTGGCTTGTCTTATGATTGGTCTAATGGGGGTATTTCAAGGAGAGGTGCTACATGGCGAAACGGATTGCTAGTGCTGTAGGCACAGAAATGCAATTTATGCCGCAACCCGATGCAACATATCAAGAGCGTTTGACAGAGGTACAGGGTGTTAGAGGGACTAACCCCTCGTCCTCGTCCGCTTCCATGTTTGCAAGTGCGGCTAATAATCTCAATAGTAGTTGGTTGTCTTTCATCACAGACCGTGAGAAACGCATGAATGAAGAGGGGCTTACAGAAGCCAACAGACTCATTGCGTCAACCACAGAGGAAGACAGACAGAAACTTAATACACTTGACATGGCCTTGACATACGGCTATGGGAATAACTTAGATAACCCTTATTTTATCGCATATAGCGACAAGTTACGTGGGCAGGCTTTAGGTGACTCCGCAAAACTTGCATACACAGAAGAATTTGGTGACAGTCCTGCACGTACTCCCGATGAGGAAGTGAAGCGGTATGACGACTTTGTACAGAAGTATCGACAGCGCTTCATTGACAAAGGACTCATTGATAATAATGTGTCTTTTGAGCAGGGCTTCAATGACAAGAATATTGAAAACCAGCAAACGTTGATGAGTAATCATGTTCAGCGTGATATTGAAGACAGAATCTCCGAAACCTTCAATAACATTAAGTCTGAATTAGGGAATCTCATTTATGATGCTCCTACCATGACTCGTGATGAACAAGTACAGAAGCTTACAGAGATTTTCAACCAGAGTCGCTTGATGGGGCTGAATCCTTCACAGCGACAGACACTTGTTGATAACTTCACCAAAGAAATTATTACCACAGGGACAATCAAGGACTTTAAGAATTTTAAAGCTACTATCCTTGACCGTATTCCTGTACAGACACGCTTAGATGGTACGACACAGACGATGGGGGACTTGGTAGACACCATGGAATTAGACACCCTGAATGTTGCATATCGTAAATCTCATATGGAAAAATCAAAGATGGATTTCATTAAGAAGTATGGGAAAGATAAAGACATGAATCGTGTCTATACCGATGTAATTAAAATGGGGCAGTCTGGCAATCGTTCAGATCGTGATGATGCTGAAATTCTTACAGGAATGTTACCTGAAATAGAGAGTCTTCAAAATCAGCATAAGGCCGCTCAGGCTCGTATTGCTAAGGTTGGGGCTAAAGGTGTTACTACAGCCGCCAAATCACAGGCAAGTTCTGCCTCTGCTAGGGAAAACATTCGGGCCTTCATGGAAGACGATAACCCTGTAAAAGACGGTTATGGTAGTTCCATTGGGAAACCTTTAGTTGGTGGTAAGGCTGTTGATTCAGGTACGATTCTTAGTGCTTTTCAAGACTACGAAAATCAGATTATCAGTAGTGATGACGATGAAGAAACAAAGGCACAGAAACTTATGAAGCTCTACACCTATTCAGGTGTAAGCAATGTAAAAGAACAGTTAGTGAATGGTGTCTTACAGACCATAAACAGTGCCACGGCAGATAGTGTAGAAACAAATGGTGTCCCTAACTCCATCATTTATCTTGTAAAGGCTCGTAACATTAATCATGGACAGTTTGCAGGTGCTTTTGGTAGTAAGGTAGATGCCGCTATTGGAGCGATTGTAAACTTCTCCCATGCGTCGGGCGAAGAAGATGCAGACAATGCACTCGTTCGAGGGTACGCCAACTATTGTCGTATTAAAGACACCAGCGAACAGGACAAACAGAACTACATGGCACAGATTAGAAGTATTGCCGCAGGTGGCTGGTCTATTGGTGGTATGGAAAGTTGGAACAGTGAAGGTAGTACGGCCCCTGATATTTCATGGGATAACCCACAGATTGCAGAAACCGTAAAGGATAGAGCTTTGATGTATAACTTAGCTTATCATGACCCTCAAGCCGCTTTAGATGCCGCTTGCAATGACATTCGGGATGCTTATGCTTACTATCATGGAGCTGTCTTTCCTAAGAACTGTTTCAATAGTGGCCTGTCTCCTTCTACAGAAAGTGCATTTGCAAAACAATCTCTTGACGCCCTTTGCTATCAATATGCGAATAATTGGGGTGTATCTGCCGAAGATATTAATGTATCTTATGATGAAGCCTCTAACACATGGTCTTTTTCAGAGAGTGTAAATGGGAACTATACACAGCTTTCTGGCTCTGATATGGCTAATGAAATTCAGTATGTAGCTACTTATGTGCCGCCTTCCACTTCTAGTAGCAGTGATTCTTCCGATGATGATACTACTACTTCGTATACCTCAGAACATTCCGCTTCCGATTTTGTGTCTACTACAGTTGAAGCTGTAAAGGATAAAGTGGAAGAGGTAGAAGATGCTGTGAGTGAAAAGTGGAATGAATTTAAGTCATGGGTAAAAGGGGAATAGAAAGGAGATAAGACACAATGGCAGTTTCAAATAACATGTCCCTTGTCTATAATTGGTTTATCCAGCATGGATATTCACCAACATTGGCCGCAGGGTTCGCCGCTAACTTTGCAGTTGAAACGGGTGGCGGTGAGGACATTAATCCTGATATTACGTCCCCTAATGGTGCATATGGGATTGCGCAATGGCTTGATGAAAGTAGACAGACGAATTTCAGAAACTTCATGGATGAACATGGATATGATTCCAATGACATCTATGCACAGTTAGAGTTCGTTGATTGGGAGCTTCATAATACAGAATCACAAGCATTGGAAGAGATTTCCAACTCGGACTTGTCGAGTGCTGAAAGTGCCGCCGCCGCTATTGCGGATTACTATGAACGTTGTCAAGGACAGGCTCTTGACCTAAGACAACAGGTAGCAGGTGAGGTATATTCAAACCTTTATGGGGGCGAAAGCTATGATGCGTCTGCTACAGGTTCTAGTGATTCCAGTAGTGGGGGCACAGACACAGAAGACTACACTTCCTATTTACCCGATGATATGCAGGGAATTGACCCTAGTTTGTATTCACGGTTGGGGATGCTGTTTAAAAAGGCAAGAGAGTTAGGGGTTGAACCTCTTCTTACAGGGGGTAAAGAATATGGCCCGCATAATACAGAAGGAGCACACCCTAAAGGGATGGCGGCTGATATTGCGTGGGAAGGTTTGCAATGGGGCGACCCTATTCTTGAACAGTTATATCAGTACGCAGGGGAACTTGGCTTTAACGAACGTGCTCATAACTTAGAAGAAGACCCCGGTGCAACAGGCCCTCACCTTCATGTAGCTAATCCTGACCTCTCTAAAGAAGTCAATGCTCTCTTAGGGCCTAAACAAGCGACAACCACCTTTGGTGAGGGTGTCTTTACTCCTAAGATGCAGAACATGGTGAGTCCTGAAATACAGGCACTAGCAGATGCAAAACTCCAGATGCAGAAAGCCTATGAAGATTCCCTGAAAGAAAAGCCTTCTATCCTTGAGGGTATTTGGCATGACTTCAAACGCAGTGGCAACTTTGCGTATGAGTTTGTTGATGCTCTGTACACTGACCTCTTCCACAGTGACCTTGATGCTTTTGGTCGTGATAAGATTACCGATGCAGACCGTAACTACATCAAGGCCGCTATGGGCAGTGGTAATGAAGCAGAGGCACAATGGATTATTGATAATGCGAAAGACCCAACACAGTTGTATTACCTATTACAAAAGAAGTCCGATGAGATGGCCGAAGACACAAAATACGCCGCTTACTATAATTCGGTAGGCGCACATACCCTAGGTACTGTCTTAGGGGCTGTCTTAGACCCCTTGAACGCACTTCCTGAATTGAAGGTCTTACAGGCAGGGAAGATTATGAAGACACTTGGTGGTGTGGTGAAAGATACTCGTATTATTGATAGTGCCGCTAAGGCCTCTGCTGAAAAGATTCTCAGTGCAGGGGGCGCTAAAAGAATTGGGGACACAACATTAAACATGGCCGCTATGGGGGCTTTACAGCAACATGCCGCTAACATGGGCAATGGCACAGACGACAGTATCGCAGGGGCCGCTATGATTGCAGGAATTTCAGGGGGTGTCTTACGTACCCTTGGAATGGCAGGAAAGAACTTGTTCCACAAAGACCCTGCTGTAGCTAATCTGGCTCGTACAGCAGATAGGATTGAAGAAAGTGCCGCTCGTGAAGCTGTGGGATTAAAAACACCATACACCATTATGGATACAAAGGAAGCCGCTTCCAAATTACATGATGTGGAATACTTTGCGAAGCAGGAAGGTAAGATTGCAAGTTCCGTAGCGGATCGTGATGATGTCTTTGCATTGTCGCTGAAAGACGCAAAGAAACTTGGTGCTTCCATGGGTATCAAGGTGTCTGATAACACGAAAGGTTTCTTTGTCCCTCATGGTGACTATACCGTAGTGGTCAAAGATAATATCAAGGGGGCTAAAGAATTAGATGGTGTCTTAGCACATGAAATTGGTGTCCATCAATCTTTGAAAGACACCATAGGTACTGAACGCTATCAGTCCTTGATGGATTTTGTGTCTACTCAATCAAAGGACACTACATCGAAGTTTGCACAGGCCGCAAGACTCGCCAACAGCACAGACCCAGAAGAGATTCTTGGTTACGCCATTCAGCATGATATGTTGAGTCGTAAATCGGGTCATTCCTTGGTGTCTAGTTTTAGAGAAGGACTAAAGGAAATGGGTTTTGGTGATAAATCAAGATTCACCAACAACGAAATTCTCGACATGGTCAATACAGCGGTTCGCTATCAGAGCTTGAAAAAGCAGGGTATCATTGTTAATCCCGATGGGAGTATTATTCAGAATGGTGTCCATTTCTCGAAAGACAACATGCTTGCTCCTGAAAGTCTTCTCGACTATGAAAAGAGTGCAGATGAACTGGCACAGGAACGCAAAGGCAAGACAGCCTTTGAAAAGACCGTCAATACCTTATCGGGATGGATGGATAATACAGTGTTGACCCGTACTCCGTATGGGGCCGCTTATCATTCTCCATCAATGACGCTTGCGAAGAAAGCCTCTGAATTATGGGAAGATGCACAGCGTCGTGGTACCTCTCGTAATGGTTCCAATATGCCGTCTGCTGAACGTATGAAGGACTATCTCATGGGACAGCTTGATAAGTACAAAGGTGAGATTCTTGATGCCCGTAAAGAATGGATTCGTGACCACTATGGTACGATGGGTGTCATTAACCCTTTCCGCAAGGGAGATGCCCATAGACAAGAATTTGATAAGCTTGTCATTGATAAGTTCAACAGCTTGTCTAAACAGCAGACACACATTAACATTGATGATAAGATGGTAGACCAGAATGTCATGAAGGCCGTCAAGTCTTTGCAGAATCTTTATGATACCCGTATTGACCTTGGTAAAAATTCATCCTCTATTTTTGGTGGTTCTATGGAACGTAACTTGATTGAGGATGGGTGGTATTCAGTCGATGATGAATTTCATCGCTTAGTTGACCCTGATGCTTATAGGGAGTTTGTGTCTAACTTCACCACTACAGGTGATAGAGGAGCGAGAGCTTTTATGGAGAAATATGCATTAGCCGCTTCCAATACACCGACTTCTCGTAAGTTGATTGGGGATATGATTAAACGAGAAAAGGAATTGAAGTTACAGCGTGAAATACATGATGCTGAAACTTATCTGAACAAAGAGGGGCGCAAGAGTTCTGAAAAGGTGAAAAGGGTCAAAGAAGACCTCGAACAGAAACGTTCTCATACCGTGAAAGACACCACAGATGCAGAAATTGATGAGTTCCGCAAGACAAAGTGCAAAGAGTGGGCAGATAATATCATGCAACCACTTGAGGATAAGTTAGATGGTTTAGACACCGATGGTGCTACCTCGAAACTTGGTGACTTGAACTTCTTCCGTGGGCGTCTTCCGATGGACACAGGTATTGTCATGGATATTAAAGATGCAGAGGGTAATGTTGTTAAAGCCTTCTCCTTTGATAATGACCTTAGATACTATGACCTCGAACACACACTGAACAGAACTAATAGACGTTTTGCAGGTGAAGTAGCAGTCCGTAATGTCCTTGGTTCTGCCAATGAATATGGAGCTTTCGTGAAGAAGGTACTCCATGAATTGCGTCTTGCTTCCATGGGGAATGATGGTCGTATCAACAGTTCCACAGCCGAAAAGAATAAGCGGTGGTTCTTAGACAACATTGCACGACTCCGTGGGATGCGTGACCACTACGAACGCAACATCTATGATGAAGGTTCAGCAGTTACAAAGATTCTCAATAACTTTGCATACTTCAAGCGCGGCGGTTCTATGGGATGGAACCAGTTAGGCGACTTAGGGGGTGCTATTGCCTATGGCGGACTGAAACAGGTATTTGGTGTCTTCAACCCCTTACGGAAATTCGTACAGGATGTTCGTCTTGGTAAAGCTAATTCTAAGATGGTTGAAGACCTCTCGTGGCATGTCTTTGGTGAACCTGTAGAACGCTACATTTTCCGTGGTAATTGGGGGGACACACAGACACGTAATGCCTTGTCTAAACGTGGCTTTGGGGTGGACAACCTATTGATTAGTGCGGCTGATATAACACACAATCTGGGCAAGTTCACTTCACAGATAAATATGCTTGGACATATGACAGACACAATGGTTCGCTCTGCTCGTAGTGCGGCCATTACAGACTCGATTCGTTGGGCGCATGGAGAAACCTTCAATGCTTTACGTAATCCATTCAGCAAGGCAAATATCAAGGCGCTTGGTAGACACGTAGACCTTGCACAGATGAAAAAAGACTTGCGTACCTATGTGAAGTGGGATGGCAAGAAAGGGACTATTGCAGATGGTTTTGATGTAGATGCATGGAGAAAGGAAAGACCTGATACCTTCTGGGCTTGGTATGATTTGATGCAGAATCAGGTAGAAAAGAGTGTCTTATTGAGTTCGTCTGAGGGCAATAGAAATATGCTGAAAGACACCAACTCTTTAATGCGTCTTGTCATGATGTTTAAAGACTTCAATATGCGTTCAAACAATGCTCAGTTTATGCGAATGATTCAACAGCATGAAGCTCAGGATGCCATGGCATTTGCTCTTTCTCTTATGACCAATACAGCCGCTTTTGCCGCTCGTAACGGCGCTAAGATGGCCGCTCTGTATGCGATGGGACAAACAGACGCCGCTAACTACATCAAGGAAAACTATCTGAATGATAAGGCTCTTGCGAAGGCCGCATTTTTCCGAACAGGTTTCTTGTCGCCTATGGGTGTTGCAAATGACTTCTGGGAAGCCGGCACCGGTGCACCTACAATCAGAACGACAGTATCACAGTATCGTAATAATCCCCCTAAAGACTTTGGGGACTTTGTAGGCAATAGTGTCCAACAGTTACCTGCCGTGGATACCCTGTCTGATATGACATGGAAGCCACTTCGTAGTGCCTATCGGCTGGCTACCAACAAGGGGACACAAAAGGATTTACGGACGTTATTAAATCTGGCTCCTATTCCTGATTTTATCCCCTATACGCAAGCTATAGACACACTGGCAAAATTAAATAGTTTGAAAGCTAAATAAAAAGGAGAGTGATAGATAGTGGCAAACACAACAGGCTTTAAAGCTCGTGTGGAATATGAAGTTACCGATGGGACACAAACGACTTATACGTTCCCCTTTTCATATCTTCGCAAGAAGTTTGTCATGGTGTCTATCCTTCACTCCGATGCTTCGGAAACAGCATTGGAGTATGGGGTAGCCTACACAGTCAATGATTTATCCGTGTCTTTGACCACACCTGCACAGGTTGGAGAACATATCATTATTTATCGGCAGACAAGCACCGATAAGATTGTTACGTGGAATGATGGCTCTATCTTGTTGGCACGGGATATGAATACAGAAGATGCTCAGATGCTTCACTTACAGGAAGAACAGCAGGACTATATTAGGGCCCATGCTATCTCTACGAAAGTAACGAGTGATAAAGAAGTTCTTTGGGATGCATTGAATCATCGTGTCGTTAACGTAAGTGACCCCAAAGACCCTCAAGACGCCGTAACGAAGCACTACATGGAAAGCGTCCAGAATGGTTTTGTAACGGCCAATACAATCTTGGTACAGGAAGCAACGAAGCAAGCGTCCGCCGCAAAGTCTTCGCAGGAAGCCGCTAAGACCTCGGAGACAAATGCACATACTTCGGAAACCAACTCCGAAATCTCTCATCAAAAGGCTAAGAAGTGGGCAGAAGCTACGGATTCTCCAGATGGTGAAGCGGATACGGATAGTACCACAGGGAAGACACAGAGCGCTAAAGAGTGGGCTTTGTATAGCAAAACGAAGGCACAGGAAGCGGCAACGTCCGCAACGAACGCTAAGAGTTCTGAGACAAATGCAAAGACCTCGGAAACCAATGCGAAAACCTCGGAAACCAATGCGAAGTCGTCCGAAACTAAGGCAAAGACCTCTGAAACCAATGCAAAAACATCGGAAACTAATGCTAGCGCAAGTGCCTCTGCCAGTGCGTCTAGTGCGAGTGCGTCTGCTACGAGTGCCACTAATGCGCATAATTCAGAGCTGGCCGCCGCTAACAGTGCTAAACAGGCCGCCGAATCAGCAGGTGTCTTTCAGGACTTTCAGGGGGCCACAGCGTCCGCAGATGGTACTGGTGGTAAAGTTCCGAAACCTTTAGCAGGACAGCAGGAAAGGTATCTAAAAGCAGATGGCACATGGGGAGATGTCCCAAAACACTTTAATACCGATGGACACTTAGTATTTCCTAATGGTGCTGAATTGTGGGTGGATTGATATGGCAGAATTAAATAAAACAATACATATTAGAAAAGGCTCGACAGAACAAATCGTTAAACTTTATACCACTCAGGCAGAAGCAGGAGATGCTTATTCGTACATTAAAGTTGATGGTGTGCAAGCCTACATCCCTTTAGGGGCTGAAAATGATAGTAGAGCTACCATGGGGAGAGTAAAGGAACACACAGGGGCTCAATTTGCAATTCTCTCGAGTGGAAAGCCTCCTTACCATAAGGATTCCTACACAAATGCAGGAACATACACATGGACATGTCCTGCTGGCGTTACGAAAGCCAGAGTTACCATTGCAGGTGGTGGAGGTGGTGGGCTTGCTATTGAATGGTACTATGATGGGGGTGGTTATCTAAGGAAAACTGCTACCGGTGGAGGAGGGGCTAATAATACATCTATCATTGATGTAGTTCCAAACCATACATATACAGTTGTAGTAGGCGCAGGGGGTTCGCCCTATGTTAGCACTGATAGTGAAGACAGAAAATCAGATAGACATGCCGGTGATGGGGGAGTTTCTTCTTTTGATTCACTTAAAGCCGCAGGGGGACAAGGGGGGTACTACACTCATATAAATATATCAACGCATAACGGTGCTTCTTATGGCTCAGGGGGTGCAGGGGGTTCTGCGTGGAATACAGGTGCAAATGCTGGTGGTACAGGTTGGGTTTATGTAGAATATGGGGGTGACATTCAAAATGAATAGATTTGCACAGCTTTTATATGGAGAAGTTTTGTACATATTTGAAACGGAGATGCCAATGGAACAGTTGTCAACCATTTTCAGTCCTAAGACATACTGGGTAGATGTGACGGACAAGCAGTGTGACGTTGGTGATACGGTAACTTTTGACAACGATAAGTGTTTTGTGTTTACAAAAAAAGAGGACACAAAAGAACAGACCCCCTCTTTGTCAGAACGAATTGAGGTTCTTGAGGATACCGTAAATACCTTGATGGAAGGAGGGGCTACGAATGGCTAAATACTTGGCATATCAGATTATTTTACAGAAACTAAAGTACAACACAGTTATTACAAGATTCCCGAAATACAAAGAGGATATTGATAAGGTACTTGACGGTATGGGGTGGATGATTGATGAAAATGGTGGTTGCGTAGGGAAGAAGACGGATGAAAAATGAAACGAGGTACACTGCACAAAATGATTAGCACACTATGGAACTTATGGACAGCCACAGAAGTAAAGATTGGCTGTCTTTTTTCTATTGCTTGGTTGTGTTTCAATCAGCTTGTGGGCGGTGTGGATGAGCAGATTAATGCTTTGGTTGTCCTTGTGGCTTGTGACATTATCACAGGCCTTTGGGCTTCCTTCAAACTCCATGCCTTTGCAAGTTCGATTGCAACACATGGCTTATACAAGAAGGCCGCTATGTTCCTTATCATTGGTCTAGGTGTCTTGCTTGATTCAGCGATGAACACTCACATGGTACGGACGTTATTCATTGGAGCCTTTGCAGTGGTAGAGGCCCTTAGTATTGTTGAAAATATTGATCGTGTTGGTTATGGGCATTACATCCCTAGCTTTATCAGGGGTGCGCTTGCTCAGATTGCTAAAGAGAAGAAGGTGGACAAATTAGATGATTGACTTTGGACAATTCCTATGTATTATTCAAAGTATTTTGTTTCTCTTAACACTTGTAAGTTTTGATGGAGATGATAGTGAAAAATTTAATCTTATATTTATGTCTTGTTGGATTATGTCTCTTATAATGCTTTGTATTTATCACATTTTCAATGTAGGGGGTGCTAATTAGATGACCAGTAAAGTAATAGACGTTTCCTATTATCAGCGCAATATTGATTATGATACTGTAGAAGCCGCAGGGGTTCAAGGTGTCATTATCAAAATTTCCGAAGGGTGTTCCGAAGAAGACACATGGGTAAGACACGCAGAAGAATGTAAGTCTAGGGGCATCCCTTGGGGTGTCTATTGTTTCTCTCATGCTCAGACACCCGAAAGAGCAAAGGAAGAAGCACAGACGGTCTTGGAACTCCTTGGTGATGATGTACCACCTATGGGCATTTGGTACGATTGTGAAGCTGATAAATGTTTTGCAGAAGGGGTAGACACCACAGCTCTGTGTTCAGCTTTTATTGTCGCTTGCAATGAGGCAGGACACAGAGCAGGGATTTATACCTCTACTTTGAAATGCACAGATTACATGACAAACTCCATTCGGCCTAACTTGCTTGCTGACTATGTACCATATTGGATTGCAGATTACCGTGGATACAATGGATTTTCTCAGGACTACCCTGATAAGCATGTAGCAGGTTGGCAGTGGAGCGCACATGAATATATTGGAGACACTAATGTAGATATGAATGAATGGTATGAGGAGCTGTAAATGGATGAAGACAACAACAAAAAATATTCTGCAAAGATGGTGCTTGTGTCTTTCACTGTTGGCGTGCTTTTGTGTCTTTCCCTCTGTGTCTACTTCTACAGTTCACGCACAGAATCCGCAGAAAGTCGAAATGTCAATCGAACAATTCAACAGCTTACGACAGATGGTGACAGAGCTACAGAAGCAGTCAACAGCGCAGAAACAGGACTCACAGAAGCTCAAGACACAGCTAACAGAATCTCAGAAAGAGCTGACGAAAGCACAAGTGTACTTGACCGATTACAAGCAGAACTTGACGGAATTGCAAAAGCAAACGGACTCTCTGAATAAGTCGGTGAAGCGGATGGAGCGACAGCGTGATTTTGCTTGGGTCGTTGCAGGTGGCTTGTTGATTTGGGGGTGTAGTCGATAAAATATCGCTCTGTATGCCTCTGTACGGCGTTTTTAAAGCCCTCTAGGTATAATCACTAGGGGGCTTATTTTTATTTTTAAAAGGTGATTGTAATGGCAATAAATAAGGTTTATATAGCAGTGAAAATGAAGTGTGGGAGACACCACAAGATTTAAAAGTGTGTAGTATGGAGAGAGGATGATGATATATGGCTAATTTTAACATTCCACAGGAATTGATTGACCGCTTGGCAACCGAAGAAGTGCAGGCTCTCTTAGAGGGGCTTGAGGATGAAGAACAACGTAAAAATCCTGCCTTCCTCGCAAAGGTACGGCAGTTCTTGAAAGACAACGATTTCAACACCACGGTTGAGATTGAAGGTGTCAAAGAAGTAAAACAGGAAGCCTCTAAGATTCCTGACTTCATGGAACTTGTGAAAGAAGGTTGATAGATTGAAATGGAGTGAAGTGGATGTCCAGAAGGCACGTGAACACTTCTGGGCATTTGTCTATATTGTATGGCGGTCTATTGACCTTCCACAGCCGACACCTATTCAGATTGACATTGCAAACTATCTCCAGAATCCCCCTAAAGACCGTATCATTCTTGAGGGGTTCCGTGGTGTCGCTAAATCCTTCTTGACATGTGCTTATGTGGTGTGGAGATTGTGGAAGGAAAGACAGCTAAAGATTTTGATTGTGTCTGCCTCTGGGGACAGAGCAGATGCGAACGCTCGCTTTATCAAGCGTATCATTCAGACACTCCCTTTCTTGTCTGACATGATTGCAGACAAGGGGCAGTTAGACACACAGAATATCTTTGATGTTGGGGGTGTCGTTCCTGATATTTCCCCCTCTGTAAAGTCCATTGGTATCACTGGGCAAATTACAGGGACACGTGCAGACATTCTAATCGCAGACGATAAACTTTTATGTCGTCTTTAAACCATGTGAAAACGGTGGAACTCCTGAAAAGGACAATACCGTGCGAAGCTCTAAAAAGAGAACGTGTAACGACTATTCCGAGAGGAAGTACCATCAAGTGATGGGAAGCGCATGGGACTACATTTGTAGTTAAGATATAGTCTAATCTTTATAGTAATATAAAGCATCTTGATTTAAGGAGTGATGTCTAAAATGACAACGAAATATAAAGTAGGAAGTATAATTGATACACCTAAAGGAAAAATAAAAATTCTTGAATATACACCGGGAAAAAGATTACCAAATAATAGGCGAATACATCCTAGAGTTGCTATTAGATTTATTGATAGCGGCTGGGTATGTAATGTGCAAACAACGAACATCGCCACAGGCCATATTGAAGATTGTCGTGCTAAAACGGTGTATGGTATCGGATATTTAGATACTAATTTGAAAATTCCTGCTAGGGGAAACTCAATTATACGCAGAGCGTATGATTTATGGGCTAATATGCTCAAGCGATGTTATGGTGAATACAGAACATGTTATACAGGATGTACTGTTGATAAACGCTGGCACTCATTTAAAAACTTTTTAAACTCTATACAGGAGTTAGAAGGGTATGACAAGTGGGAGCGCGGAGAAGATATGCATTTAGATAAAGACATAAGATGCAAAGGGAATAAAATATACTCTGCTGATACATGCATGTTTGTCTCTGCTCATGATAATATCGTAGATAGCTTAAATCGAAGATGGCATAAGCCTAACGAACTTATGTTAATACAAAATGGTAGAAGTCCCGAAAAACTCAGCAACACAGCAACAGCGTGATAAGCTCTCAGAGGCCGTAAAGGAATTTGATGCTATCTTGAAGCCGAACGGCCAGATCATATATCTTGGTACACCACAGACAGAATCAAGCCTGTACAATACCTTACAAGACCGTGGCTACATTGCACGTATCTGGCCCGTCTTGTATCCTCAATTATCAAGGGTAGAGGATAATTATGGTGATTCCCTTGCTCCCTCTATTTGGAACAAACTGAAAGCTGACCCTAGTCTTGAGGGGAAGCCTACAGACCCCTTGCGCTTCAATGAGGAAGAAATTGCGAAGCGTTCCCTGTCCTATGGGAAAGCAGGGTTTGCTCTCCAGTATATGCTAAATACTCGGCTGTCTGATGCTGAAAAGTATCCGTTGAAGGTGTCTGATTTGATTATCACTAACCTTGATATGAAGGAAAGTAGCCTTAAATGGGCGTGGGCAAAAGGAAGGGAACAGCTCTTGTCTGATATTCCCTGTACAGCCATGGCAGGGGACTATTACTACAGTGAGCTATCTCGTAGCCCTGAAACGATGCCCTATCAGACAACAGTGATGGCTATAGACCCATCGGGTAGGGGTAAAATACGTCCTTGCTCCTACGTTAAAAAATGCGCTTAATTGCTGGAAACTCTTTCTAAGACAATCAGCAGCGAAGTCCTTTTATAAGGAAACGTTCAACGACTATTAGTACACCGCAATGGTTCGGTGGAAACAGCGCACTATCTTTTGATAGAAGATATAGTCTGAACACTATAGCAATATAGTGAGGTACCCTAACGATGTACCGTAACACTAAAAAGAAAAGAGAGTGATGTTATTGTTTAGAGAAAAAACAAGATTATATAAAGTGTACCATATCCATGAAGTAGGAAACAGGAATATACAGGAAGGTTATGTGGGTGTTACTCGCCGTAGTCTTTCCTATCGTCTTAGTCAGCATATGTGTAGCAAGAGACCTGTTGGCACAATTCTAAGACAACTGGGTAAGGATAATATTCAAATTGATTTAATTGCTATGTTACCAAAAGAAGAAGCATTAACAATAGAAGATAATCTACGTCCTAAAATGCATATGGGGTGGAATGTAAGAGCAGGGGGAGACAGAAAAACAGTTCGTTGTCCTATTTGTGGTAAATATTTACCAAAACGCAAGTCAGGGACAGTATGTGCTGACTGTCTCCCTACTACTTTTCAAAAAGGGCATGTTCCTCATAATTATGGACAGGGTGAAAGATTCAGGCTCATTGCACCTGATGGTACGATGTATGAGCCTTTTTCTTTTACTGCTTTTTGTAGAGAGCATAATCTTTCACCCCAAAATCTACGTCAAGTGGCTAAAGGAAACCGACATCACTCAAAGGGTTGGAAAGCAGAACGCATAGGCTGATTGAAGGACGAAACAGTCTATGCAATCTTAAAGTACCTGAATGGCTATTTGTTCCTTATGGACGTAGGGGGCTTTAAAGAGGGCTATTCGGACTTGACGCTGACTCAGATGGCAAATCGTGCTAAATTCTGGGATGTGGATGTTGTAGTTCCCGAAGATAACTTTGGGGATGGCATGTTCACTAAGTTGATGACCCCTATCTTCAACAAAATACACCCTTGCGGTATTGAACCTGTTACCAATAGAGGGCAAAAGGAATTGCGTATGATAGACACCCTAGAACCAGTTATGATGCGGCATAAGCTCATTGTGAATCGTCCAGTGGTCGAACAGGACTTTAAGGTCTTCCAACAGGACTATCATTATTCCCTGATTTATCAAATGACACGCTTGTGTCGGGATAAGAACGCTCTGAGTCATGATGATAGATTGGATGCCCTGACTATTGGGGTGTCTTATTTCATGGAGCGCATGGATGTGGATGAAGATAGTCAACTTACGGAGCTGACAGCTGAACAGCTTGAGGATTGGCTGAATGAATCCGTACTGCCTAATTATACAAATAGTTCGCATAATAATAGATGTATAAAAGCTATTAGAGAGCTACGGGATAATTAGACAAAAATTAATTGTGGCACTATTAAACAAAAAATTAATTGTGGCATTAACCGAAGAAAAGAGACGAAAAGTATATATAGTATCTAATAGAATCTATGAGGTTCCAGTCGATTCTGACTAGAACCTCATATTTATTATTATGACAGATATGGGACTAGAGATTCTTTAATGATGATTGTTGATGATGATGATAAATCAAAGAAAGAGATTCTTAAATATTCTTTACTATTCTTTCATATCTCAAGTCTACTAAGATTTCCTTTAGTCTACGAAAGGAGCCTTATGACCTATTTAAATATTGATGTTGATGATTTCACCTCAACTCCTTCTCATAAATGGGACACACGCCTTACCTTCTCACCGAAAGAGGTTTCAGAGATGCTAGGTGTTCCCTTATCAACCGTATACGCTCTATGTTATAATGAATCATTGAAAGCCTTCAAAATAGGTACTCACTGGAGAATACATCGCAAAGGACTATACGGGTTCTTGCGCCACTCGATAGACACCAGTATTACTCTATAAGCACCTATAAGCACTTGAACACTTATTAAATGGCTATTCTATCATGTTTTATCCATTATATGTTATAATACCCTTATCATATACGAAAATGTTGTGAAAAAATACGGAGGTGGTTCCATGGATTCTTTTGCTGCCCGCCAGGCCTGCCGCGACGGCCGCTATGACGAGGTACTGGCTATGTATGGCAAGGCGGCACCGGACCGGTCTTGGACGTGTTGGGATTATTATTACTATGCCTATGCCCTGCGCAAGACGAAGCAGTACAAGAAGGGGCGGGAAATCGCCCGGGCCGGCATGATCGCCTTCCCCGATTTCGTCAATCTCCACGGGATTTACTGCTGGTGCCTCTATTATTTATATATCCAGAAATTCGATGAACGGACGCAGGCACCGGAGGATTTCCGCCGCGCCGTCGACGCCATCTTGAAATACAGTCAGCAAGGGCCGTATACGCCGTATGCCCTGGCCGTGTGGCGCATGGTCGATGTCCTCAAGAACCAGCCCGGTCAGGCCGGACTGATGGGGGCCTACTTGCGCCGCCTCGACCCGGACCAGCTGCCGGACCAGGAGAAGACCGTGACTTTGAAGGGGCGGGAACGGGTCATTGCCTCGGACCGGGAACGCTGGTATTCCCTCATGAGCCGCATCCTGGTCAAGGAAGAGAAGTACGACGACTGCATCACCTTGTGCCGGCAGGCCCTGAACTATTTCCCTCAGCTCCATCACGACAACGATATCTGGTTTTCTTACCGCATTGCCCTCTGCCTGCTGCGCCAGGGCCGCGTCGGGGAAGGGCGGCAGCGCCTGGAGAACCTGCTGAAGTACAAGCAGCACTGGATCCTTTTCCGGGGCCTGTTCTTTGCCGCCCAGGCCGAGGGAGACAGCGCGGCCATGCGCTGCTATGGGGCGTCGGCCTTCCTGGCTGGCGGCGAGTTCAAGGCCAAGGTCAATTTCATGGTCCAGTTCGCCCAGGCTTTGGAGAATATGGGCGGTTATGAGAAGATGGCCTATTTCCATTACCTCCTGGCCAAACGGGTCCGCATGGACCAGCATTGGAAGGTCAAGGCCGAACTCCTGGCCAAGACCGACAGCTATGCTTTTCCCGAACCGGACCGGCAGGAGCTGATGGACGGGCTCCATGGATTCTGGATGGACGAGAAGCACGCCGGCCAGACGCGCCACAAGGGGACCATCGAAAAAATCCTGCCCGGCAGCAAGGCCGGCTTCCTGCGGGAATACGGCGGCAATCAGTATTATTTCCGTACCGCTTCGCTGTACCGCGTCCGTCCGGAGGAAGGGGAAAAGGTCACGTTCTATGTAGAGGACTTCTTTGAGACAGGGAAAGAAAAACCGGCTCATCGCGCCGTGGACATCGAACCGGTTTTGCTATATGATAAGAAGTGAATTTACTAGAGAAAGTGAGTGGCACTCATGATTTTATCAGGCAAGGAAATTGTCAAGCATTTAGGTAAGGAAATCATCATTGAACCTTTCCATCCGGAACGGGTCAATCCCAATAGCTATAACCTGTCTTTGCACAATGAACTGATGGTCTATGACCACCAAGAACTGGATATGGCCAAGCCCAATCCGGCATCGACTATTTATATCCCCAAGTCGGGCTACGTCTTGCAGCCTAACAAGCTCTATCTGGGCCGGACCAATGAATATACCCGGACTGACGGCTATATCCCCATGCTCGAAGGCCGGTCGTCCGTCGGCCGCCTGGGCGTCTTCATCCACGTCACGGCTGGCTTCGGCGACGTCGGTTTTGCCGGTTACTGGACGCTGGAAATCTTCTGTGTCCAGCCCATCCGCATCTATCCGAACGTGGAAATCTGCCAGATCTACTATCATGATATCGACGGCGAATACGATACGTATCAGCACGGCAAGTACCAGAACAATACGGGCATCCAGCCCAGTATGCTCTGGAAAGACTTTGAAAAGATGAAATAA